ATAGCCATTTTAGAAAGAGTAACAGGTATAAGGCTATCGGTCACACCGGTATAGTTTACCGTATCAATCCGTATTCAGTACGCACCATTGAAGGCAATACTAATGATTCAGGTTCACGTGACGGGCGCAGTAGTGGTGGTGTATATGTCAAGATAAGACCATTGAATAAGAACATACACATAACAAGATGGAAAAAGGCATGAAGCGCATAGCACTTTATATAGGCATTATAGTCGTGGTTGGTTGTGGTATTATACTAACATTTCGCGGGTGTAATAAGAAAGAAAATCCGGCTGTTGATAGGCTTAATACTATCAATGATTCATTGTATCAAATCATTCAGTTAAATAATACTAAGACTGATTCACTCTTTGCTAAGATTGATTCACTTGCTATGCGCACAGATACCATAATAGAACGCCACCAAATCACGAATGAATACTACCAAAATGAAACGTTTAATATTCTTAATAGTACTCCTGCTAATGCAGATAGTAAGTTTCGCACAACGCTCAAAAAGTCCGACTCGTTACTCAAGGCAGGATTTTACACCCGAACTTACAACCTACGATCAGCAGCTTTTCAATCTGAACTACAATAGTATGATGTACTGGTACAACACTACCAAAGAACTTGATAGTTTGTATCAAATGGAGAAGCTAAAGACGCACTACTATGCTAAGATAACAGGTATACAAGCAGCTAGTTATGAAACCTTAGCTACAATATACGAGAATAAACAAAGCATTGAAAGTGCCGTCAATGCTGAGAAGGATAATCAAATAAAAGATTTGAAAAGAAGGAACAGACGGTTAATAATTTCCAACACAATGCTCACAGTTGGTATCACAGCGGTCGCTTTTTCTACTATATATTTTACAATACTATAGATATGGATTTTCAGCCGAGAGATTTAGTGACAATTATAGGTGGTGCTGTATCACTTACCGGGTTATACTATGCTTTGAAAAGAGATGTCGTGAAGGTTAGCGCATCACTTAAGACTGTTGAATCATACCATAAAAGAGAGGTTACTATGCTTGCTGAATCTATAAAGGATACTAAAGAAGAATTCAATAATAAACTCACGGCTATGAAGGATGAACAGAACAAGGCTATTGATAAGCTTGAAAGCAAGATAGACACCATAGCTACGCAGAATATTTTGATATCAAACAACCTTGCGGAATTGACAGGGTACTTGCGAGGTCAAAAATAAATACCATGAGGCTTAATTACGCTGCGGTTTATCTTGAGATAAACGAAGGCGAGGGTACACTAACAAATCGTATTGCTAATGCGATGCGTAAGTATAATATCAGTACCAGTCCAAAAAGTTTTACCCGTATGTACCATGCGTGGTGTAAGAATAACAACATAGCCAAAAACAATACTCAAGTAGTAGGTCAAATTGATAAAGGAAAAAGTCCTTTACTTAACTTGGAAACTAAGTTGAACGGGTTTAGCAGTCTACTCGATGAACTTAAGCCATCGGAATCTAACCCGCTTGACCTGCCACCATCACAGGAATCAAACTATAAACCGTTTAAGTTACCCGTCAATCATAATGACATCCTGTTGATGTCAGATATTCACGTGCCGTACCATAACATACAGGCGTTAACGCTTGCGCTTAAGTACGGTTTGGAGAATGAGGTTAACACTATCCTGCTGAATGGGGATATCATAGACTTCTACGCAATTAGTCGTTTTGAAAAAGACCCGCGAAAAAGAAACTTTGGGCATGAAGTGCTAATGACCAGGCAATTTTTGCAAACACTACGCAAGCTTTTCCCAAATGCTGCCATCTATTACAAGTGTGGTAATCACGATGTGCGATATGATCACTATATCATGCGCAACGCACCTGACCTTTTGGGCATGAATGAGTTTTCATTTGAGAGTTTGATGAAGCTCGATGAACTAAATATAACGTTTATCCCGGATAAGCAGATAATACATGCAGGTAGGTTGACAATCTTGCACGGGCATGAACTGGGTGCATCAGTATTTAGCCCTGTAAACATCGCACGTGGTTTGTTTTTACGTGCTAAGGATAGCGCATTGTGTGGACATCACCACCAAGCAAGTGAACATACAGAGCCTAACATCAATGGCAAGCTAACAACGTGTTGGAGTGTGGCGTGTTTGTGCGAGCTGCACCCCGATTACATGCCCATCAACAAACACCATCATGGATTTGCACACGTGCGTATTATGGATACGGGAGATTTTGAAGTGAACAACTATCGCATTGTTAATGGTAAGATTCGGTAAATGAAAAAGCCCCCACCGTTGCAGGGGCTTTAGTCAATCAAATAACAAAAACAATGAAAAGTGTATGAACACAAAACCGTTGTAAATATAGCACAATGAAACGCAAGGCACATCCTAAAGTTATTCATCGCAAGTTAGGCCGTGAACGTGCGGATGGTTTGTACTGCGACAATGTGATAGAGATAGACCCAACGTTGCCACCTATGCGCTACCTGATTGTACTTATCCATGAGTATCTTCATCACATTCAACCAGAATGGAGTGAGGAAAAGGTGGATGCTGAAGGTGAGGCACTGGGTAGGTTTCTGTGGAAACATGGTTATCGCAAGGTGCAGCAATGATGCGACCACTGCTAAGGATTAAGAAGCGTGTCAAAACTTATCTGCTATGCCGGCATCGAGTAACTCACTAGCCAACCATTCCCGTATCTTACCTACTATCTCGTATTGTTCAGCTGTAATGTCTTGATACTTTTCAAGGCTACGCAGGTGCTGTTGTATTTCATATATCACATCGTGGTATTTGTTACCATTTACAGCGCAATCAAATGCATGCTGGTCTTCGCGTAGATCAAAGGTTAGTGTTGCTTTCATTTCGTTTGGCTTTTCTTTTTTTTATTGTTGTTGGTTGGATGGTGTATGCACCATAAATGTTTTGGTCTACTTTGATTCCGATGTCTTTAAACAATCGCAAATACCTATATGCGGTACGTTCGGTTACCATCAGTTCTTTGGCTATGACATGCACCGGCATATCACGTTGTTGCAGCTGCACCATTAGCGTAAGTGCTCTTTTAATTTTATCCATTCTCTGCATCTATTAGTAGGTCTTGCATGTCATGAATAAAGTTTCGTCCTCTTTGTGTGTGAACATCAAATAGACTAGGCTCATGCTTTTCAACTATGCGCATAGCCTTTTGCAATAGTGTTAGTTCGTTCATAGCTCTATCTGTGTGCGGTTAGGTAATCCACTTTGACCATCTAAGTATCCATCATTATAGGCATTGTAGATATGGTTCATTTCAATGGTTTGCACTGCGTTTAATAGTGCTTCCATTTCCGCCCATGTCATGCGTATAGCTTGACCTTTGAACTTGCGTTTTAGGGTTAGATGCAATCTGCGAATGGCTGTTTCTTTTTTCTCCTGTATCATAAGTACCTGGTATCTTTAGTTATGGTAAATAAGTCCTGATTGACTGCTTTTATTTTGTTAAAGAGGTTAGCTTTAACGTAGTTGGTTTTGGCATTAGCGTACATGCCCAACAATACTTTGCGTTCTTCACGTAGATCTTCAAGGGGTAGTAACTTTCTTTTGTACATTGAGTTTAAGTAATTCGTTTTTTACGTGATGATAGTAAGCTTTTACGGAGTAGAATTCACCGGTGCTTTCAAAGTCATTTAGAATATCATTTGGTGCGTTGCTGATTGCTTCATCGACGCAAAGGATTGCGCAGTTAAGTGCTTTGACATGCACATCAACCAGGTTGCCTTCTTGCTTTTCACCTTCGACTAAATCAAAATAGTTCGAGTACAGTTGCCACGCTTTGTCTTTTGCTTTCATTAGTAGTCGCATTTAAAGTGATTAAAAAAATATGCGGGTATTTCGCTGTGCTTTAGCTTCATGCTTACAGCCTTACCACCTGTTGCATTGATTTGGTTGGCTACTTCGTCCATGCTCTTATTCGTACCACCCCAGTTGGATTGATTGTAGAACATGTATGTGTTAGTGGTGTATGCAATTTTTGCATAATCCATGCGAGTTGACGGGTCAAGCAGTACAACCATTGCATACTCTTGCGAGTAGTTACGTAGCACATCCAAACCACCTGCGCTGAATCCTATGAGTGCAGTTGTTTTTGGGTCTACGTTTGCAATACTAGATAGCTTAGTACCGTATGGTGCTATGTGTATTTCATAGCGTGACCACATCCATTCGGGTATTTGTTTTTCCATCCATGCCGGGGTTGCATAGTGCATGCCCCCCCAAATGATTAGTGTACATAGTGCGTTCATGGTTACTTGTATGTTTGGTTGTAGTATTCTTCACCATTAGCGTATGCAATTTCATTTGATATTGAAATCCTACCATCATCGTGAACTTGCGGTACCCATTTAACTTTTTCTTCCATGAAGGCATCTTCAATCTGCTGCTTTTCTTTTGCTTTGGCAAGCATCTTTAAATCACTTATTGTTATTGCATTCAATGTGCCTTCGGCTATTTGGTTGCGTAGTTCATCTATCAACCATTCAACTGCTGTTTCTTTTTTCATACGTCACCTCCTTCAAATATATTCTCATAGTATCCTTTGCCACTATATCTAAATATGTTCTGCTTTGTTTCAGTTACTTCAATGTGCCAAAACACACCTAATTTAAAACCCATGTCGAAGGCTTGTATAATATCCTTGCGGCAATTAGTTTCGGCTACTTCCTTAAGTTCATCCATTGCAGCAACAAATTCTGCGGGACTCATGGTACGTTCTGAATAGCGTTTGAACAAGGCCCGAAAGCCTTGGTCAAAATATGTTGCAGCTTGTATGCTGTGGTTTGTGTTTTTATTACTCATAGTGCTAAAGTATTAAGGTATTCACGCCACATTGGTACACGCTCCTGAAGCTTTGCGATTGCTGCCTCATCAAACTCCACAACCTTTTCGTGGATGCGCTCCTGCACCGGTATATCGTATGTCCATTCGCTAAGGTCACTTTCAAGGTTCGCGTTTGGATTTTCATTAAGGTAAGTAGGCATATCGAATATCATGTTCTTTTCAATGCGTGCTGCCTTTTTAATGAATTCATCGTTGCCTTGTGGATCAATAAGATTCATGCGTAATGATAGGCGGTACTTTTCGCTGTCTATCATTTGTGATGGTGCATTGACAAGCACGAAACAAAACGTTGCCTTTGGCGCACCTGTCAACCAACAGTATGCCTGCCCTTGCCAGTAGTAGTCTTTGCTTATATCATTCATCTTTGCATCGATAAAGGTATGTATATCCCAACTGCTTTTGATATCCGGCACATTGATTACTGCGCCACCATCTTTGATAAGCAAATCAGGTGTACCTGTGATGAAGTCATTTTGAAAATTGATTTCGTTTTTGAATACGATTGCACCACGCTCCCTGCGCCATAGGTCGATTGCATCATTCTCAACCGCTACACCTTTCTCAATATACTTGTTATTGATTTCCTTATAACGCTTGTACTTCTGTTGCACGTACACTTCGAGTAGTGCGCTCTTAGTTGTTTCTGATAGACCTGTTTTTGTGCGTGCATCGGTCATTAGCTTACCTAGCTGCGATGCTCTGAATTTTACTTGTTCCATTGTGTATTGTTATTTGATGGTTCGAAGATACTACAACAGTCCTGATAGTTCCTGCTTTTTAACATTTACTAACGGTTCTATTTGGGCAAAGAATTCTTGCGGGCATGCTTGCAAGATGATGTCGCAATCATCTAGGCTTTGTGCTTTCTCGATTAACTCCAGCATATATTGCACATCTTTGTTAGATGCGTTAAGGCTACCCTTTAACTTGAATGGCTTGTACACATCTACGTTGTTACGGTTAAGGTCACGCCCTAACAACTTACCAAATGACAATGCAGCGTTTTTAAGGCACTCTGTTTTGAGCTTTGGAAATGCAAGGTCTAAGGCGTTAGGCTTTTTATTATCTGCGTTTAATGCCCACCTATTGCGCTCAACAGGGTCGGATGCTATCGCACTGGGTACTCTGTCAACCATGATGACAATGGAGGCTGCACCCGTACGACGCAACTCATACCCGGTTATCGGATGGATTACTACAAGGTCAAGGCTACCCACTACCTCGTTTGCCATACGTTCCCACTTGAAATTCTCTGTTCTCCAATGCCCAAAAAACATTTCGTCTAAGGTTGTTTCTACGTGCGATACTACTAGGGTCTTTGCCTTACCATCGGGTGTCTTTTCAATACCGAGTTCATCAGGTTTGGCGTTTAGCATTTGCTGAAATTTCTGCAATGCTTCAAGATTGTCTTTGTGGAATGAGTTCATGTTATTTGATTTTGATTTTAATACTTGGCTAAACAATCATTTAGCTCTTGGCAGTAGCTAAGGATTGCAAAGATTACGATAATGGCTACAACGTAGCGTAGAATGGTAGATGCTGTTTTCATATTGTAAGATTTGTTGTTATTGATAGCGCGAAGATAGTGCAACTAGTTACACTTACCCTGTTAAAAATTGTTAAAATTGCAATCGGTTACAGATTGTAACCACCTTAACTATACCAACACGGGTATAAATGCAACAGTATTACCCTTGTTTATACCTTCACGGGTATACTACGCCCACGAATAGCTGCCGTAGTTTGGGAATAGTTCGAAGTACATGCGCATCATTATGGCATCTGCGTAATCGGGACTCTTACCATGCATGCGTGCTATCTCATCTTTGCTAATTACTGCAAGTTTGCCATCGGCTTCAGGCTGCCTGCGCCTAATCATGTCCAGTTCTTGCACGATAACATCGCGGAATTGCGACACTTTAAAGATTACTTTGTTTTGCTCGATTAATTCAGCAAGCTTAAAATAACACTCAGCCTTTTGGTTGGTGTATCTATCCGCTTGCTTAGCACGCCCACCATTGAGAAAGCCTCGACACTTCAAACTATCTACTACACCACCACCAACACCATCCTCATCACAGATCACGTTGGATAATTTGATAGCGTGCCTGTCGCATAGTTGGCGAATGGTAGCAACAACAGTTGTTATTGGTTGCTTGCGCAGCTCGTGAATCTCCATTAAATGCAATCCATGCCACACGCATATCACACTACGGTCTTTTCCAAGGCGTGCAATATCCGCACTGATGTACTTTTCTCCTTTGCTTTCTTCATCCCGGAAGCAGCGCACAAGGTCATCATATTGATACAGGTTGTCTACGGATTCATCGTATTCCCAATCTCCATCGAGCAGCCTTCGCCTATCCACTTCGGGTAACATGCGCAGCGTTTCAAGATATGATTCTGGCAAGTGTGGATTGTCGGTAGGTAGTGATGGGATGAATGCAAGGTGCTGCGGCAGGTTATCTGCTTTAAATGGTGAATAGAATTCGTTGTATAACCATCCCTTTGATGGATTGCATGTGAGCAGCATCTTCGGTTTGAGGTCGTACTGAGTAAGCTTGAATCGGATGCGGGACTGGAGTATATCAATTGCCCTCTTTGATACCTGTGCGCTTTCATCTACGTACGCATCGGTCAATTCAAGACCACCCAGTGCGTGAAATTCAGGGTCGGATGGATAAGCAAACAGGTCCTTGAGTATTATCTCGCTGCCATTGCTGAATGTGATTACGTTCGTTTGGTTGTTAATTGTGTAGTGTTCATTAGGTGCTAACCCTAACATGTGCGCTACCTCAAAGAAGGTTTTAAGTGTGGTCTTCTTTAGCGTATCTAATTTGCTACGGCCTATCAACCCTCGCGTGCCGGGATACTTGAACCTGCGGCTTATTTGCCATGCACAACCAATGAATGATTTTGATCCACCTGCTGCACCTCCAAACAGCACCACACGTGCCGGGTGTGAATTACCCAGCACACGCAATGCTTCTTTTTGTTTCGGTAGGTACTCAATCATTAGAATGGCAAATCACCCGTGCCTTGTGAATCATCCACCTCTTCACGCTTCACTAGTGGTTCGCTCATCTTACCGCTAAAAAACTTACCACTCTTGCCTTCCTTCACCCACGCAGCAAGGCGCATCTTCTTGCCATTCACCATGATTTCACCAGTGTACTGCGGCCCGTTGTTAGCCACGTTGTTGTTCTTAAATAGGGTGAACTGACCCTCTTGCATTTGATAGTTACTCATTGTGTTTAATTATTGATTACGTTAATATCTTCGTACATGAGTGATATGGTAATCTTACCACCCAGCTCTGTAGTTCTAACTATATTGAAGTCTAATTGTTGGATACTATGGCCTTCGATGTAACCGATGTATACTTCTGTATCATCGGAATACTGTGCTAGCTTATCCCACAATTCACCTATTGTCATAGCTTATATTCATCTTTGTCGGTTAGCAAATGTAACTCTTCAAAGATAAGACGCATTGTGATATTATCCTGCATTGATGGGCGCATGCTTCGCTTTGCAGTTAGCACAGACAACTTGCGTAGTAAATCAATTTCGCGTTGCTTATCGTATTGCTTTATTTGTCACCTCCTTTGTGTATTCTAGCTTTAGCTTGATGACAAAAGTCAATAGCTTTTCTTAGCCCAATTCTATAATCACCTGTTCTATTAGTACCAAGTTTGTTGTGTGCAGATAAAACAATGTGGTTTTCTAACTGATTTATAAGCCAATCTATAGGTGCAACATCATCCTCTACCATCTTCCTGACATCAGGAACATGGTCTACCATTTCGTTGGTGTTAACAATATGACCTCCGTATGTTTCGTTGTCAATTACAATTGAATATCTATTTAAATAACCATATCTTGCCCACCAAGTACCGATAAAAGTTAGAGAAATTTGTTGTGCATCTACTGTGAATTGATGTTTATACCAAGTACCTTTTCTCCATTTACGATACCATTGAAATCTATTTAACCATAGATAATCTAACCATTTATTCATTTGTCACCTCCGTATGTTTTAGTGTAATATTGTTCTTCTGTTTTTTTGTTATCCCAATATATAGAGCCATCCCAATGAGCGTCAAGAATTTGCTGCTTCTCCATTGCTAAATACATATCCCAATTCACCACCATTTTAGTGCCTGATTTCAGTTCATGGTCTATGCTTTCTTTTAAAAGTTGAACTGCTGTTTGCTTTTTCATATCAATATTCGTTTTGCGTTTCGATTAATTCCCTGTAACGTTCCTGCCTGTACTCTGTGAACTGGTAAGGTCTGTTCTTGTACACACGAAAGCGCATATCATTATCCCACGTTGGCAGCGCATCGTACTCACGCATCAAAGCTATTTCAATCTGTGGTGGATTGCTGCGCTTTGCATCCTGTGCCGGGGCTTCTTGTATCTTCAACTTATCTGCTGCATGCTGGATGGCATCGACCACCTGCGGGTGTTGGAACATTTCGTAGATGTTGTTGGCTTGCTTTTCATTTTCATTAATTCCATCAACCGCAAGTTGGCGTTGTGCATCATAAAGCGGAAACCATGCAAGAATTGTTGCCGGGTCGATGCGGTTGTATATTGTTCCATATGCACCAATAGCACCACGATCTAAACACAACTGGATATCTTCAAGGCTGTACATCCACATCTTATCGAGAATGTTCTCAGCGCAAAACTCAATCTGCATAGCGTTCATATTGTTCTGTACATTGAGCAGTTGGGTACAGCGTGTAACCAACTCCATAATTTTAATCTTTGTAGTTGTTCTGTCAAGTTTACGAAGTAGTGCTATTTTGTCTTGCTTGATCGCGTGCGTTACTGATAGCGACTGCATCGCGGAAAAGTTGTTCAGCTTTTGCAATGTGTTCTGCTGTTGTAGTTGGTTGTTTTGCATATTGATTTGGTTTTTTATTTTCAAACTTAGTATTATTGTTCATCCAGTTGCGCACAGCCGCTTCCCAATTTTTCATTTTGTTTTTACCCACCATCCAACCGTTGCTTTCGTAATGGTTGTAAAAGGCTTTGCTTTCGGATATCACTTTTGCTTCTTGCCATACGTTCCCGGCTAATGAATTTTTTTCTTTCATAAACCCTAAAATTTCATCATACGTCGGAGCGCGAAAGCGCGACCTTGAAACATTAGCATTTACATTTTCATTATCATTCACATTAGCATTAACATTTACATTATCATTTACATTTACATTAGCTTCAACCTCGCTTACATCTTGCTTCGGTTTTGCTTCCTTTTTGCTTATGACTTGCTTCGCCTTTGGTTTGTTCCCGTTTTCATATCGCTTCTGATTCGCATCAAGTTGTGGCTTGATTAAAGTAAACACGGTCTTGGCAACGCCCTTCAATTCAAGCTCGTTAAAGTTCAATGCGTATTCAAATATGGCAGAATAGACTTGAGCCTGTGTATCTGCATCAAGTTCTTTAATCGCTTCGTAAAACGATCTATAAAAGACTGTTGATTCTCTCATATGCAAAATACCCACCACTACACACAAAGGCTACCCAGCGCACGGATGTGCTTATGGCAATGCGGTAATGGTGGGATTTGAAAATGTTTTCATCTGAGTAGCGTTGCAAAGATAGTCAAACTATCTCTACTTCCAAATAATTGTAGCAATCATAAAGCCTACCATCGCACCTACTGCGAGTATCAATAGCATCTTGCTGTTGCTTGTGTCGCATTCGGCTTCTTTCACGATAGGTTGTGGTGTATCTACTGGGGCTTTGCGGATGGGTGTAATGGTCATTTGATTTGGCTTTAGCTCTTTTTTCTTTAATCGCTTGCGTTGTTCTATTTTTTTTAAATGATTATACTCATTATAAATTTCTTTCACCGTATGTTGAGTTAATGGCTGTCCTATCCATTTGGTAACACCATCTGTTGTTTGGATATTATTAGTATTTGCCATTGCACGTAAAAGTGTAAATCCAACTCTATGTATATCTCTAAGCATCAATTTATCAAAAGTCTGATGGTTATAACAATCTTGAATAAAGTTGAAATACTTGGTTTTAATTCTTTGATTCATTTCTCTAAATATGTTTTAATTGTTTGTGTAAATTCTTCAAATGACCTGCACACCTTTACGCAGTACCCTGCATTGATAAGCTGTGCGTGAACGATTTTCTGCATGTCTGAAAGTTTACCCTTTTCGGTCTTCATTTCGATGAACAGCGCATGGTATGAACCCGATGGTATGCATATCATAATATCAGGCATGCCGGGCATTGCACCTTCTGCTTTCAATATGTTCCACCTTTTCGCCCGTTGCACAGGAGTACCTCCGATAAATACACCGTTAGGGAATGAAGCAATCAATGTTCGAGGGAATGAGTAGCGAAACCATTCTACACATCGCTGCTGTATCTTGCTTTCTTCGTGCTTCATGCAGTAGCTTGTTGTAACATGTTACTCATAGCTAACCAAAATGCACCTACATAGTGATCATCTGCTTCTATGTCTATCACATGCAAATGATTTTGAAGCTGCAAAAATTCCCATTGCCCTACTGGATGAACCTCGTAATCACATCCAACTGATACAGGGCAGAATTCAACCGTGTGCTTTTGGATAGGAATATCAAAGCGCACTAAGTAATTAAACGAATGGTTTAATGTTACGATATAGCATTGCCTACTCTCATTGACTACTTTCTTTTTGACGGTGTAAAAAGTCTTACCACCTACGTTACGCACTGAGTGTATATCGTATTCACTTGCCATCGAATCTTCAAAACTTTCATGCATCTCCATTCGATTCAAGTTATCTTCGATAGCCTTCCATCGCTTTTCTCGTTCGGTATTATCAAAGATTAGCTTAGTCCATTTGATAAGCTTCTTACTACTTACATTCAGGTGCAACCTTATGTCATGGAATCGTAGCTTATTCCAATTCTTAACTATGAAAAGAATGTCACTACGTGTAGGTAGTTCAACCGTGCGTGTTCTTGGTTTACTCATCGCCTTCGTTTTTGATAGTTATTACATTAATGATTTCGCATAGTGGCAGCTGCATTACTTGACTAAGGTTCATCAGTTGTCGTAGCTTAATGCTGCCCGGGTCGGCACACCAGTTGTGCAATGTTTTCTTGACAATGGGTGTGTTGCTTCTTTGCATCGCACGTAGGAGAGCTGCTTTGCTCCCCACCGTGCGTGCAATCAACCCGTTTAGTTGATTGTTCTTTCTCATTGTATCGGTCTAAGATTGTGGTTTAACTTATAGAACAGTTCGCGATGTGCTGCGCTAAAGTGATGGTGAAATACTGCCTCATCAATAGGCGTGTATAGCTTTTCGCGCATATCCTTTTCTAATCTACCCGCTACCTCTTGGTGATCGTCGTACTGGATAGTGTCCATGTTGATATAAACATCATTATATCGCACGGTGATTAGGGTGTTCTGCTCAGTAATACAACAGTAGTTCTTACTGTATGTACCGCAGATGTAAAAGAAAGGGAGTGTTACCTCCGTTGTGTTGATTACAGCAGGTGCTGTGTGTTGAATTTTAACTGTGTTTGTCATTGTATTGAGATTATTTGGTTTTACTTATTTACATGAACTGCATGATGAAGGTATTTTCGGATTGTTCTCGATTGCTTTTTCAATCGCTTCATCCATAAAGGCATCCCACATATCCTCTTCTAGTTGATCATCAGGATTTTCAGAATTCCACTTTGCCATCATAGGCATTGCTTCTACTTTGATTTCATCTTTGTAATACATAGTATCACAATAGATACATTGTGTATCACCTTCATGTGGGTGTGTAAGTCCGTAAATGATTTGCATTGTTTTTGTTTTTAATTGATTATCTTTGACGTGTACAAATATACACCAATCTTTTAAACGTGCAACTATTTACACCGTAATTTTAACAAACTTTAACAATCGACTGTGTAAGTATCCATATCGGGAAACATTATAACGCATGGCTAAGTAAGGCCACAGGCTTAACTCACGATAAAACAAAGGCAAGTGATTTACTACATGAGGTACTTGCCCGGCTAATGGATAGACCAGAGCAGGATGTAAAAGATATCGTATGTGGTGGTAAGGTAGAAGCATACGTTAACCGTGCATTGTGGCTATCATGGCACAGTAACCGTAGCGATTACGCTGTAAAGTATCGCAAGTATTACGAGTTGCATACTGATAGAGAATTAACCGACAACAAACAAGATGAAACGTGGATAGGTGCATTCATAGACGGTGAATATTTATACAGCGCAATAGGTAGATTAAACGAATACGATAGCATTTTACTACGTTTATACAGTAAGCCTGATTTTGACTACAAAGAATTGAGTAAAGAAACGGGTATACCATACAACTACCTGCGCACATCTATACACAGAGCATTAAAAAGAATACGCGAATATGTTAAACTTCAACGTGCCCTTGCACATTCAACGAGAGAGATTGAGCATTTGCCAAAAGTGTAAGTTCTTTAAATCATCAACCGCATCATGTGGTACACTTATCATCGGGCAAACAGTAGATCTTGAAGAAAATAATGTTACCCACTACAAAGAGAAGATAAAGCTTTGCGGGTGCGTCATGCCTGTAAAGACTAAGTTCAGATTTGCATCATGCCCGGCACGTAAGTGGTTTGCCCTTGACTGGAAGCAAGAAGAAATTGCCGCACTTGATGAATTTATACAGCGCATTCACAAGGCGAATAAGATTGAGAGTGATGACTTGCAACTATTGTACTATTGGTTTAGCAAAGTAACAGGCAAGCATCAACAGGCATCGGGCTGCGCATCGTGCATACGTGACCTTATCACAGAGTTCAGACGACAACTAGGTAAAATCGAAAAATAAATATACAATGCCATTACCAACACCAACACCCGAAGAAGCAAAGAGCGCATTCATAGCACGATGCATGAGTGATGCAAAAGTGCAAAGTGAATTTTTCTGATTCGCAACAGCGCATAGCCGTGTGCATTGCGCAGTATGAACAGAAATAGTTATTAAACAAATAATTTTTAATAATGCCTAGCAAAGGAGTAATCAATAATCCTAACGGTAGACCCGTTGGAAGCTTGAATAAAAAGACTTTAGAGTGGGAAGAATTTGGGCGTGACTTTGTGGCCGATGCTTTACCTAAGGTTGCTGCATTCATCAATGATTGCATGGATAGCCGTGACGAAGATTTAAAGTTTAAGGCAGCAAGTCTTACACTGGACGTACTCGAATACTTCAAACCAAAACAAGCCCGCGTCACGCATGCAGGTGATGAGAAAGCACCCGTTATTATTCAGGTGCATTCAGACCTGTAACAAAAAGGAAGCAAAAACTACAATACAATAGAGCATGAAATTAAAGTTCAGCATAGCAGCGAATGCACAGGGTGTAACACTTGGCAAGTACATCGACTACCAGAATGCAGTCGATAAGGTTGAACAGGTGCGCATCATTACAGGTAAGAGCAGCGAAAGTATTAAGCTACTTCAACTGCCTGTGATAGACGAAATCATTATGCGCTTTGAAGCTGCGATTAAGATAGGCAGCAATGACTTCAAACGTAAGGTGCGAGTTGGTGCAATTGAGTTAGGCTTTATTCCTAACCTGCAAGAAATGACCTTTGGCGAATACGTCGACATAGACAGTGCATGTGCTAATCTGTACAAGGATGGTGTGGTAAACGGTGAAGCAGCGCATAAGATTATGTGTATCCTATATCGCCCTGTAAAAGCAAAGTTTGGTGAGTACTATGATATTGAGCCATACAATAGTGACGGCAAACGCAAGTATGCAGATGCCGTTAAAGAGTTGACGCTTGACCATGTACTCAATGTGCTGCTTTTTTTTTCGACTTTAGAAATCGAGCTGTACAACAGTTCCCTCGAATATTTGGCAAAAGAGATAACGGAGATAGTGAAGGAGATGAAGTAACAACGCCCGATGGCTTAGCCGTGTATGGTTGGTTTCACATCATAGAAAGCTTAGCCGATAGGGACATAACAAAATTTGACGCTGTGACAGAGCGTAGAGTATTTGAAGTGTTTACACACCTAACATACTTAGCAGATTACGTGTACACACAAAAGGTAGAAATGAGAAAACGCAATAGATAATGAGTAGCAGTTACAACTATAGTTACAACGTTTTGATAAACCGCTTCGAAGCATTCGCAGCCGGGCATCTACTTATCAAACGTTTTACGCATGGACAGATTGACCTTAGTGATCAGTTGAATGATGACCAGTATCCATTCATGCACGTAACACCTGATACTATTGAACCTGTAAAGGGGGCAATGCAGTTCGGATTTCATATCATGTTTGCTGATATACCGCGTGACAAAGAAACAAAAGCGGAATACCAGCGCGAAGTCATTAGCGATTGTGTGCGATTAGGTCAAGACCTTATTGCCGAAATACAGAATGGACTTGAATTGTTTGGCTTCAATGTACAACTCGTAAACAACGTAGTGTTTGAGCCATTCATGGAGGAGCAAAAGAACACGGTTACGGGTGTGGCCTTTACGGTAAAGCTTGAGGTTCCGTGGGACTGGAGTGCATGCGATATTCCTGCTGTGTGGGCAGTAGGTGGTAATAGCACAGGTGGTAGCGGTTCGCCTATTGGTTTGCTTTTGCAAGTCAATGGAGTGAACAACGTCGTGCAAAGCGAGCTTGACCTTGTTGCGGGTACGAACGTAACGCTTACCGATAACGGTGATGGTAGCGTGACCATTGATGCAACAGGTGGTGGTGGTGGTGGTGCCGGTACGGTTACTAGTGTTGCACTTACCGCACCCGCTGCATTCAATGTTAGCGGTTCACCTGTTACCACATCGGGAACTTTAGCACTAAGTGCTGCGGGTAATGCGTCGCAGTATATCACAGGTGCAGGTACATTGCAAACATTTCCTACCATACCCGCTGCACAGGTCAATTCAGACTGGGATGCGGTTAGTGGCGTGGCTGAAATTCTCAATAAGCCATTTATACCTGTTAACCTTGATGACTTAGCAGATGTAGAAGCAAGTTCACCAAGTCTTCTTGCAACTATATTTTGGAACGGCTCGCAGTGGCGTGAAGGTAATGTACCACTATACACATTATCCGATGTCAATATACCTACTCCAACCAATGGACAGGTGCTAACCTATAACACAACCTCTGGTAAGTGGGAAGCGGTAACGCCTGCATCGGGCGGTTCAGTTACGTCGGTTGGTCTTACTATGCCTGCACCAACTAACGCTGCATTTTCAGTTAGCGGTTCGCCCGTGACTACATCAGGTACACTTGCCGTTGCAGCTAATGGGACAAGTGATCAATACATTGATGGAACGGGCGCACTCCGCACATTGCCTTCAACGGGTGGTGGTGGTGGGCAGGTGTTGTATTTCAATGGTAATGTATCGCAAGGTACAATAGGCGGTAATAATTACTACGAGTTAGGAACGGCTGCTAACACAGGCCCAGCGGCTAACTTCACACGTGCAACAACAGGTGTGATTGCCCGATTCATCACGGATGTAAACCAACCAAACCATGTTCTTATTCCTTCGGGTGTTTGGACTATTGATGTGTACTTAAGTGAAACAGGGGGCGGCTCAAACCATGCGCAAATACTTGCTAAGCTTTACACCTATAACGGTAGTACGTTCACGCTTGTTGCCACTTCCACAATGGAAGAAATCACTAATGGTAACGTGCCTGATTTGTACTCGTTTAGCGTTTCAGTACCTAATACGGTAACTGCTGCAACCGACCGTGTACACATTGAGTTCGACATACAGAACACCAACGGTAAGACGGTAACGCTATATACTGAAGATGGGCGCATAGGTGAAGTGCATACTACCTATGCAATTGGTCTTAGTTCTTTGAATGGCCTAACTGAAAGCACGCAGAACTTTGCAACAGGTACATCCGGGACTGACTTTGCTATTAGCAGCGCATCAGGTACACATACATTCAACCTACCAACTGCCAGTGCTGCAAATCGTGGTGCATTAAGTAGCGCAGATTGGTCAACCTTTAATGGTAAACAGGATAGCATAGGACTTACTACGGTAGGTACTAACCTTGCAACACTTGCTAACCCATCTGCTGTACGTTATGTGCGCATCAATGCAGATAATACGGTTAGCGCGATAAGTCTAGCAACTTTAAAAAGTGAACTTGGCTTGTTGCGTGGTGTGCAAACTAGCAATCTAACCAACGCGAACACGGCAGCCAATACTAACATAACAGGTTGCATACTTGCACTCGAGGCAAATAGTAGTTATATAGGCCGTTTAATTGTTTCCTCGGGCTTTACGACTACGACAGGTTTTAACTTACTATTTACTTTCCCGAGTGGCTCAACAATGAACGTTGGGCAAATATCCACCGCAGCGGTCGGTGGTCAATTTATGCAATGGCAAGCGGTAACGAGTGGAACCGTGTTAACGAATCGACTTAACCAGGCGGTAAACCAAATTGGTTTAGCTGTTATCGAAATATTCATAACTACAGGGGCCAACTCAGGCAACTTAACACCCGCTTTCGTAACATCGAGCAATGGTCAAACTGCAACCGTGTACGGTAACGCAACACACATTCAACTTGAAAAAATATCATAATGAGAGATATTCAACCTTTGGACATTTGGAGCAACGGTGAAACAAAAACAGCCGTGTGCATGAAGCTTTATATCAGCTATGATGACTTGACTACAACAGCCGCACTGGTATATTCACTGTGCGATGTGGACGGGCATAGCATTTACGATGGTCAAGTAATATTCGATGGTCAAACCTACATCGATTGGGGTAGCAGTGGCGATTCAAACAACGAGGCGTACACCATTGCCGCATCAATGCTTAACTTGACATTGATCTAATGGCAGATGAGTTTGAAAATATGCTGAATGAGTATGCACTTGCCGTAGTGGAACGTGCGCAATCTAACCTACGCATCAAACGCCGTGTGCGTGGTAAGACTGTTAACCGCGTTGCATCGGGCAGGTTGCTTAATTCACTATACTACAATCTTAAGATACGCTATAACAAGCCCACAATTGATTTCACCGTAAGCAATGATGCAGCGGGTAAGTATGCAGATGTTATTGAGTTTGGCCGCAAGGCTTATCCGGGTGATCCTACAAAACGCCCACCGTACAAAGACATCATGCAATGGATACGGTTGAAGCCTTTGAAGCTACGCAATAAGCAAGGTTCATTTATAAAGGCAACAGAAAGCAATATAAAGAGCGCAGCCATTGCCATTGCAAAGAGCATTGGTGAAAAAGGTATAGAAGGTATTTACTATTACACGGAAGCAATAGATGATACATGGGATGAATACAAAGACAAGCTAATGGAAAGCTATATTAAGTCAGTCGAAAATAGATTACTCTTAAACAAAAGATAGATGATTACAATAATAGACCAACCGTATGAGTGGGCAGTACGTGGGCAGAAGCTCATGATAGTAGCAAGCAGTACCAATACTGCACAGGTTGGATTTCGTTATGGTGTAGAAATAGATATTGATGGTACGCTGTACAACTTTTATGTAGCAGCTGCACCCGATGGTAACTTATACTTCGATGCACAGTCATTGCTCAATGACATGCGTAACTATGAACCATTAAACTTGCACCTATCAACTGATGACACCGTAGATGATTTAAGCAAAAAGGTTTTGAACTTTACGCTTACCGAATGGTGGATAGTAGGAGGTATCCTTACAGAGGCAGAAGGAAGTGCAGAAGTAGGTACAGAATGTTTAATAGTTAATGCATACTACCAAGTCAAGGACGGTTACAAGCCATCACCTGAAAGCGGCAATTCAGCTGTCAAGTATTCCTTGACAAATGCCACATCATACGCAATGAGTGACCGTATTATAGGCACTCATAACTGGCCGCTTGCTGGCACATTTGGTGTATCGAATAACAACGTAGTAATACCATCTTTTGAAACTGACTACGGTGTGCTATCCATACCGGGCAATGCTACCTACTTAAGTAATAACGGTGCAGATAAAATGGTTATTACTATTTACTCCAGCGCAGGCGCACCAACATCGCAAACAATTCTACTTGATGGTTATGATATCGAAGCTTTGCCCGTATATCCTGCTAACCTCAATGATTGGACAGCATTAACTGTAAAGCCTTCACTATTTCCTAATTGGAGATACTACCAAGTACTAATACAGAATAGTTCAAGTAATGCAGTATCTGAAACCTACATTTTCTACAACGCAAAGGCTTACGGTCAGTCGGATTGTTGGTGGGATAAGATACGCTTAGGATGGGTTAACAGTCGTGGCGGTTGGGATTACTTTAACTTCACTAAGAAGTCTGAAACGAGTGATGAAATCCAACGCAAGCCATACCGACAAGTGTTGTTCAATGGTACAACTACCATCTTTAGCACTAATGATCGCGGTAAAACAGATAGACGCAATCTTGTTGAGCAAGTAATAACTGCCACAAGTGACTACATTAGTGAGGGTGAATTCACATTATTGCGTTCGCTGATGGTAAGCAATCAGGTCACATGGCTAAGCACAGACCAAGGCAAGCCGATTGAAATACCTGTGAACATGGATGATACTAGCTATCTTGAAAAGAAGCTACGTGATGGTAAGCTATACAACGTAACAGTAAAATTTAGAATTGCAAACGAATACTGGACATAACGCATGAACGGAGAAGTACAATTAATAGTAAGGCCAACTAAGACGCTAACGCTAACAAGCCAAAGCAACACGGCCATATATGGTAGTGTAGGGTCATGGCGTTTAATTATAGAAAGCTTTCCCGAAGACCTTGAGTTGGACGGCAAAACGCTAACGCTAACCAATTCCAATGGTGATACGCAAGCATGCACAGTAGCTTCAATTGTACAGAATTCTCCAAGCCCCGGCTTTACACGTTTAAACTTCGACAATAGCAATCCTTTTAATTTTGATTTCACATTAGCAGCGGGCGGTTACTTCGTTTACGATGTCACTAAGGAGCATTATCTTGACTTGTTTGTCAATGAGAGCATCTCGCAGAACTGGAAGTTTCAAGACCTTAATAACTTCACCGCACAAGGTGCGTTTAGCCGTGAGTTCAGAGTACCATTTAGCGACACAAATCAATTTGCGTTAGGTGCGTTGTTCGATGTAAATGTAAGCGCAGGTGATACTAACTTTTTCCACTATAAGTTACCCGCTGAAATACGTGTTGACACTTTGCCTATTTCATTCGGTTATGTGCGAGTGCGTAAAGTTTACAAGCAGAACAACCGTATCAATGAAGTGGAGTTAGCGTTCTATGCTGAAACGCCTGATTTGGTGCGTAACATCGGGGAAAAGAAGTTAAAAGACATTGTTGACCTGCCTAACCTAAATCAAAACATGACCTATGATAATATTGAGAATAGCACCATACCCGGTATATGGACAATATTAGAGCGTGGTCAGTTATGGAGTGCAGGTAATCAGCAAGGCACGCGACCAATAGATGAAAGTACAAGCCCTATCTATGCGAGCGATTTTACGCCTGCACTTGGATGGAGTTATTTGTTTAGTCAAATCATTGCTGATGCGGGTTTTGAGTTGGAAGCAGGTACGTTGCTAGGTATATTGTCAGAGTATCACATGCCGTGGCTTAATAGTCAAAGACCAGTAGCAAGTGATTCGTTTAATGATTTGTTTTTTCAAGCACAAACAACAACGCCTGTGCTTGCAAATATTATCACACCAAATGTGATATTGCCTGCCGATATAGAGGTATATGATAATGGTGGTGATTATAATCCTGCAACCTATACATACACAACACCGGGTGGAGGTTATTATACTTTTCAGGCAGTATTAGATATTACACCTACATATTCATCAGATTTAATTTTGGAAGTGTATGTAGGGTTGATAGTTGATGGTGTTTACATACAGGCATTAGCCACGGGTTCGTGTGAGGAAGTTGCAGGCGTAACATATGAGCGCATATTTACATTTACGATTGGTATTGACGGTGCTAGTAATGTGCAATTTTTAATAAGTACTGCCTTTATTGGAATACAACAAGTAAGCATTAGGGGTAGATGGTCATTGATTAATGTTCAATTAAACTATGGCCAGACGTTTTTCTTTGACCTTAACGCACCTGATGTTAAGCAGATTGATTTTGTAACCGATGTTCTTAAGATGCACAACTGCGCAATCGTATCGGATAGGACACGCCCAAACAGAGTGCAGATAGTCCCGCAAAATAGTTACCTAGGTAGTGGCAATCTTCTTGACTGGACATCAAAGCTAGACACATCAAAGGACATTACCATAAGCAGCACGGTTGACTTGCAAAAAGCTAAGTTTCAATTTACGTACAGCGCAGGTGAAGACAATTTGAGCAAGGTATACAAGAACGTCAATCGTGTGTATGGTGATTATGAAGTAGTAGGATATACGGTCAATCCTGATATTGAACCTAGCGACTTTGCCATAGGTGATCAATTAATAAAACTTGTAACGCAATCCACTCCATGCGCACCTGTTAACGGCACGGACATAGTAATGCCTATGTTCATCAATGAACAATTACAGTTCGTTAATCCGGGCATGAGATGCCTATATTACGCAGGCTCGTTTGATGGTTTTATTTACGATGATGGTACAGCTACAGTAGTACAAGTTGCTATTCGATTACTCAATCATTATAGCGCAATCAACCCCGATATCAGTGACTTCGATTTGAACTGGTCACCTGAAGTACCACCGTATACTATCAATACGAATCTATACAATAACCTATTCAATTTGTACTGGCGTACCTACATGAATGCTTTGTATTCGCCTAATGCGCGAATCATGGAGGCTTCGTTTGCGCTTGACCTCAAAGACATACTTACCTTTCAATTCAGCGACAAGATATGGATAGAGAATGCGTATTGGCGCATACTTGAGATTAATGACTATAAGGTGGGCATGCAAGAAAGCACATCGGTAAAGCTGATTAAGTTTCTCGAAGATGTAGAAGACTGTAGCGCAACGCCTTCAACCATATCCATTAATGGTGAAGTCAACTTTGTAGATGGAAATGGTGACCCTGTATCGGCTACTCAAGATTGTTGCACACGCTACGGTTATAACTGGGATGAAAGCACGGCAATTTGTTGGGCAACCATTCCTAGCGGTGGTAGACCAAACACCAACGTAGGAGGTACTACTACCAACCCAGCACCACGTGTTACAAAGACGGCACAACAAACACGTGCCGTAACCAATAGCGTCATCAATGGTGATAGCATTGAAATTGAGATAGGCAACCGTGATATGTTAGCGGTTGGTCGTGACCTTGAGTTGACAAAGAATGTAAGTGGTAGCAATTTACTAGGTAAAAATGTTACGACTAATCTACCGGGCTTTCACTTAGGTGGTGGGTATCGCGACGGTACTAGCTACATTGAAAAGGGATGGGCGCAATCAGGCACGGTTATACTGCACAGAAAGGATTCATACCCAGCAGCAGGCAATGCCTTTTACTACATAGAGGGTATTACTAATGAACACATAGAGCTACCTAATGACACATTGTGGTCATGTCTATTAAATGTAACTATTTGGGATACTAATGCAGGTACTTACGCCACAGGGCAGTATTCATTTGCTATGACTAAGGTAGCGGGTGTAGCAGCTGTAAGTGCAATCACAGCACTCAACACGGTCAACACAACTGCATTCACGTTTACGGTGGGTGTAAATGTGGCAGTAGCTGCAAAGCACAGGCTATTCTTGACAGTAGGCGGTGGTGGTACATTCCCTGTAAACATCATAACAACGGCTTCGCTTCAATATCAACAAAGTAAAATATCATAAAATGGAATCAATCAAAAACTCAATGCGCTATTTGCAGCTAGGTATCGTACCAAGTAGTAAGTATAACTTTCAACTTCGCAAGTGGCAGCGTGTGATGTGGTATATCACGCTGTATATATGGCGCACTATCTTGTTTTTCGGACTTATCTATTTACTATCTAAACTTATATACTAATGGCAGAGCCTATTGTTCGGAGTTTCGTAATTGACACAAGTGAGAGTGAACAAAATCTCAAAGAATTAAATGTTCAAATTAACGCTACATCGACTGCAATCAACAGCGGTGCGCAGTCATTTGAGAATGTTGCTGCTGCTGAACAAGAAGTAGTAACATCTACCAAATCACTCAAGGCGCAGCTACGTGAATTACAAGCGCAGTTAGCCAACACGGAACCTGATTCAGCAAAGTATCGTGAACTTGCAGCGGCAGCGGGTGAACTTAAAGATAGAATTGGTGATGCGGCTGAAGCAGTAGGCACACAGGCGGGTAGTGCATTAGAGCGAGTGAGTGGATCACTTGGACTTGTTACATCCCGTATTGCCAACCTTGACTTTGAAGGCGCAGCGGAAGCAGCGCAATTATTTGCACAGAATATTGGTGAAGTTAAATTAACTGATATTACAAAAGGTTTATCCAGTTTAGGTACATCGTTGGTATCTATTGGTGCATCTTTATTAAGCAATCCTTTATTTTATTTAGGTGCTGCAATAGCAGGTATAGTTATTTATTGGGAAGATTTAGATCAAGCTATAAAAAATCTAAATCCTGAATTAGAAAGACAACGTGCGCTAACCGCTGCTTTAAATACTGAAATCAACAATCAGTCAAAACAGGTAGGTACTCAAATCAGCAAAGTAAACGCATTGTTTAATGCGGTAACTGATTCCAATAAAGCTGATGCAGAACGAAAGCAAGCATTAGACGCAATCCAACAACTATATCCTGATATATTTAAGAATCAGAATATAGACATTAATAATACAGATGCCCTAACAAATGCTAAGCTAACTTTAATACAAGCGATAGAGGCAGAAGCAAAAGCACAGGCGGCCCGAAATTTATTAGAACAACAATATGCTAAACAATTTGAGTTACAGGTTAAGCTTCAACAAAGCCAAGCTACATTAAGTGAAAAGCAAGCTAAAGAAGCAGAAATTGTTGCTAATAGCAGTAGAAAAAGTGCTGCCGAAATTCAGCAATTTACGGTTAATATAGAGCAGGCAGGAAATGCTACAGCTAATGCAGCTTCTGAAGTCGCAAATTTGCAAAAAGAAATTGAAACTAATGCAAAAAATATTGCTGATGTAGAAAAAGTAGCAGGTGAATCTATTGTCAAAAACATAGTTGATAATGCCAACAAGAAAGTTGATAGCAGCAATAAAACAACTAAGGCGGTAACAGATAATAAAAAGAAAGAAAAAGATGAAGTAATACAAAAAGAAAATGATTTAACGGCTGAAATACTTAGACTACGCGAAGAACAATACCAGGCAAGCCTTAGTAATCAGGATAAAGAATTACGACAGGTCGCTTTAAAGTATCAAGTTTTAAAGGATCAAGCCGGTACTAATGTAGAAGAACTAAAAGCATTACAGGAGCTTGAACGTGCCGAACTGCAAGCAATCAATGATAAATATTTTGATGAACTTTTAGCTACTGAATTAAAGAGTGATGAAGAAATATTGCAGAAAAAACGTGAGCAGGAAGCATTACGTTATGAGTTAACTACATCTGCTCAGCAAAAGGAAATAGATGCAATACGTGCCGCAGCAACCGCAAAAATTGAAATAGCACAAGGTGATGCTGCTTTAATCAAAATCATTAGTGAACAAAGTGAAGCTGAAATACAGGCTATTAAAGATAAATATGCAGCAGAAGATAAAGCAAAGCAAGAACAAAAGGCAGCAGATGAAAAGGCTTTGTTACAAGGCAAATTAGATTTTGCTAAAGGTATACTGGGTAACATAGCATCTATTACGGAATCATATTCAAAAGGTGATGAACAACGAGCAAAGAAAGCTTTTAAGGTACAGAAGGCAATAAGTATTGCACAAGCAACAATAGATACTTATGAAGGAGCGCAGGCTGCTTTTGTAAGTACTCAAAAAAATCCAGTGTCAGTATTATTCCCGGCTGCTCCATATATCGCAGCAGGTGCTGCGGTTGCAGCGGGTATTGCTAATGTTGCTGCTATTAGTAAGCAACAATTCCAAGGAGGTACACCACCTGCAACAAGCGAAAACAATCCCCCTTCATTGGATGGTGGGGGTGGTGGTGCGCAGCCTGCGCAGTTTAACCCACTTGCATCTGCATTTTTAAATGATAGACCTGAACAAATCACACCACGTGCGTATGTACTTGCAGGTGATGTGGCAAGTCAACAAGAAGTGCGTACAAAGGTTGAAGACCTTTCGCGTATAGGATAAAAAAAACCGCCCACGTTTGGACGGCCTTTGTGCTAACTTCGAGAATGAACCGAATAGAAACCGAACAAATATAATAACTTTGTAAAATGGAAAAAAGAAAAGTAGTTAAGTGTGTTATTGATGAAGAAGGCCGTTTGGGTATTACCGCAATGGGCCTTGTAGATAGCCCCGCAATCGAAGAAAACTGGATTGCACTTAGCAAGATGCAACTTGCAAAAGTGGATGAAGAACGTCGAATGCTTTACGGCCCTGCACTCATCCCGGATAAGGAGATACTTCGCTATGATGACAAAGGCGAACCGTACTATGTGTACTTTGAAAAAAAGACTGTGCAACAATTAGCGCATCAGTTCTTTAAAAAGAACTTGCAACACACTACCAACTTGCAGCATGAAATACCAGTAACGGGTGTGACCGTTGTTGAATCATGGCTAAAGGAAGGAAAGCAAGATAAGAGCCTACAACTTGGCCTACCTGAGTTACCCGATGGCACATGGTTCATTGGTACTAAGGTGGACGAAGAACATGTATGGAATGACGTGAAAGAAGGTAAGGTGCGCGGGTATAGCATAGAAGGATTCTTTAACGAGGTAGGTGTAGCCATGAGTGGTGTGAAAAACTATGAAGCAGAATTGATGTTGGAGCTAGATGATATTCTAAGCAAAGCAACCAATAAATAATTTACATGATAAACATCGACAAGGCACTTGAGGTACTTGGATTACCTCCCGAATTTGAGGCGTATAACGGGCAGATTCAGCAGCGAATCAATCGTGGCTATACCGTGTATGAGAACAATGATTTTTCAAGCGGTAAAAACGTGATTACCTACACGGTTGAACAACGCCAAAGCACAGAGTTGTTTGGCTTGTACCCGCTGAACTACGCAGCTATGATGCTTTACACTGGAGGATTTACACTTGAGGGCATGACTGATAAAGGTTACCACTTATTGCAAGCACGTAAGGCAGTACTACACGAACCACCTAGCAGCCGTGCCGGGCAAGTAGTTCACTATGTAGAAAGCAATATCTATTTTAATCAAGACAAAATAGAGTTTACGTATGAGCCATATGAAACGGTGGTTAATGGTATTGCAGAAGATATGACCAACCCAGTTGTGCGAGTGCAATACAAGTCACGCTTATTAGGCAAAGATGCGACAGGCAAGACGGTTGTAAAGTGGACAAGTCGCGGTACGATTACGCCAAAGAAAAAATTCAGACGTGATGAGTTTTTGCAGCTTGCAGGTATAACTGAAGAACAGTTAGTGTGGAATTGTCGCATCACTTATCCGATTGTACCTGTTAAAGGAGAAACCCACATTACATCGATAGCAATGGACATTGAACAACCAACGTCTACAAGTGTAAAGAGTACCGTGTATATCAATGGTATTGACGCGAATACTTTTGATTATAAAAAACTCATTAACTCATTTGGTCAAACATATGGAGGATATATGCAACAGTACAGATTGTACAACGGCCCGCGATCAATTGAAACCAGTATCAATGTTTATGGTAGTACGCTTGACATCGGTCAGAATCCGACGCAAGATTCTACATTGAATCTGCAAGCAGGTGGTGCAAACAGCTACGACGCTACGAATCGCACATTGACCTACAACCCAAGTTTAGATGACGATGCGAAGCTGCTTGCGTACATGGAGTTCTTGCCTGCTAATGGTAAGAATGAATGTGCAGGTAAGTGGTTAAGTTTAGAAACAGGGATTGAATCTCTGTATTGATTAGGCATTGGTAATGCAATATAGTGTTTTAGGTATTTAGTGTTAAAAAGAAAGGCCCAAACGAGGGCCTTCTTTTTTTAACCATTAACTATGAATCAAAGGATACAAGCACGAACGTAATCGGCTATGTTCATCTTCGATGCTTTTGCATTTTTCACGATAATCTTGTATTGCTTTTCAGTCAATCGTGCGCTAACTTTTTTTGAGAGTGTTTCTGTTGCTTTCATAAATAGAAGTATTTAATTACACGGCTAAGATAAGTCACGGGCATGGATGTAACAAAACAATGTTTTTGCTACTATACCCAAATACTAATCGATGTCAAACATTAAAGAACAAATCAAATCCGTATTTTCAAAGTACGGTATTGACCCTTCAAGCGTTGGTATCAAGTTCGAAGAAGAAGCAGCTACTGAAGCAATAGCCACAGAGGTTAAGTTCGCAGTAGAAGGCACTTTGAGCGATGGTACTAAAATCTATTCTACCGCTGATCAGTGGGTAGTAGGTGTGGATATCTACACTCAAGATGCTGAAGGCAATCCAGTGCCAGTACCTGCGGGCGAGTACCTGCTTGAGGACGGTGTGACCAAAGTCGTAGTAGGCGAAGATGGTTTTATTGCTGAAATTGAAAAAGAAGAACAATCAACTGAAATGAGCAGCGAAGACCTTGTTGCTGTAATCGGTCAATTGTCTGAGCGTATCGCTGCGCTTGAAACTGAAAAGACTGAACTTGCCGCTGCAATCGAATCTGCAAAGAACGAAACTGCATCTGTAAAGGCTGAGCTTGCTTCAGTTAAGAAAGCACCTGCTGTGCCTTCAGTTAAGTCACAAGAATTTAAAAAGAATGCTCAACCTGTTGTTGCTTCGAATGGATCAACATTCAGCGACTTCATGGAAAGCATTCGCTCTAAAAAGTAAATTAATTCACCTCATAAATTTTAATTAAAAATGCCAACAACAACTTCACTCACCACCACCTATGCAGGTGAATTAGCTGGTGAAATCGTAGCTAAAGCTTTGTTGTCAAACGTATCTGCAGGATATGTAACAATGAAGCCTAACGTGCCTTACAAATCAGTAGCACGTAAAATTGATGACACTGTAACATTTGCTGCCGGCACTTGTGACTTTACCCCAACAGGTACTATCACTTTGACCGAGCGCATTTTGACTTTGGAAGAATTCCAAGTTCAGCGTCAAATCTGTAAGAAAGATTTCTTTACTGATTGGTCTGCTGCTGATGTAATGAGTGGCCGTGTAAACACACAAATCCAAGACGCTATCATTGAGCGTTTGGTTGGTGGTATCGCTGCCAACAACGAATCTGTAATGTGGAATGGTGTTAACGCTACCGCTGGTCAGTACGATGGTTTCTTGACCTTGATTAAGGCAGGTGGTTCAGGTGCTGTATCTGCAGGTTCAGGTGCAATCACTTCAGCTAACATCATTGCTACCATTTGGGACATCATCAACACTGCGCCTACTGCTGTTAAAGGTGCTGCTGAAAAGCCTGCACTTTACATGGGACAGGCTGCGTGGGAAGCTTACATGCAAGCGCAGATTGCTGATGGTAACGGTTGGTACTTGACAGGTGGCCCTGAAGTAGCTAAGCGTTTCGTTGGTATGTACGAAATCTACGTATGTCCCGGTATGGCTGCTGATAACATCGTGTTTGCACAGAAGTCAAACTTGATGCTTGGCACATGGCAAGAAAACCAAATGAACGAAGTGTTCATCTTGGACATGCAAAACCTTGACGGTTCACAGAACGTACGCTATGGCGCACGCTTCTACCTCGGAGCGCAGATTGCAGTTGGTGAGGACATCACCTACTGGGGAGCATAATTAATAACTAAGGGGGTGTAACAGCCCCCTTTTAAAACTATATAAAACATGGCTTGTGACTTAACCACAGGATTTACGCTCGGATGCCTTGAAGGTATCGGAGGTGTTAAAGAAATTTTGATTGCTAACTACGATGACTTCACATCGGGTATTACCTATGGTGGTCCTGATGGTGAGGTAGACGGATTACCAACTGCTACAATCTTCCGTTATGTACCATTCCGCAACAGCGGTTCTTACATTGAAACGGTGCAGAAGAATTTAGAAACAGGTACTTTGTTTTTCTCGCAAGAAGTTCAATGGACTTTCGGTAAGTTGAACCAAGAAATGCGTAATGAGTTTTTGAACGTAGCGAAAGCAAAGATGATTGTATTTGTTCGTACTAATGATGATCAAATCTTGTTGCTAGGTGCAGGTGAAGGTGCGCAGCTTACTGCTGGTACTGTTCAATCAGGCGCACAGAAAGCAGATTTGATGGGTTATCAAGTTACTGCAACTGCTGAAGAACTCACACCTGCTGTGCATCTTGAGCCGTTCACATCAGTACCTTTCGATAACTTCGCAGGTATTACTGTAAGCCCTGCTTACTAAGAATTGTTTCCGTTTGTGTTCTTGTTGTATTGAGAAAAGGGCAGGTTATATTTGACTTGCCCTTTTTTAATTAAAGAGGCCAATGATATATCTAACTACAAATACAGCTAATCAGCAAGTGTATCTATCGCTTGACGAAGCAAGGCAGTATTACAGCACAGCATTCACAAACTATCTTATTATTCTCACACACGAAGAGAATAGCACTACCGGTAACAAGCTTGCACAGGTTGCAACGGTTGTTAGTGAATCGGTAAGAATTACACACCTAACCATTACCACAGTTGGCTTAACTTTGGCGGGTAGATACCGCTATGAAGTATACGGCCAAAATTCTCCATCTAATACTAATCCGACAAATGCTGCTGTTGTTGGTATTGTGGAGCGTGGGTATGCTGTTTTAAATGACAATACAAGTTGGTTTGACGTACCTGTCAATACCATACCAAACGATATAATATATGAACCATAACGAATCAAACATAGTATCGCTAAAGCTTAGTGAATACGTAGCTAAGAGTGATGCAGAAAAAGTCGACCGCAAAGGCTGGGTAAACTACGGAGATGCAAACGACTTCCCGCAGTACCTACGTGACCTATCACACGAATCACCTGTACACGGTTCGCTCGTTGTGGCTATTGGTGATATGATTGCGGGTAAGGGTATCCAGTCTGAACAATATCAGGCCGAACTCGATGCATTAAAAATTGATGAACTAACCTATGCGTGTGCGCATGACTTGAAGTTGTTTGGTGGTTTCTTTATCGAAGTAATTTGGAGCAATGATAGGACTGTTATATCAAAGCTCAATGCCATACCATTTGAAGAGTGCCGCATCGCAATCAGTCAAGAAGACGAAAGCGAAGTAGGTATCTACCACAGTTACGATTGGTCAAACATTCGTAAGAAAAAGAACACGCCTGAGTTCATACCTAAATATAACTACCTTACACGTAACGAAGAACCACGCCAAATCTATTGGTGCTTTACATACACAGGTAGTGATTCATACCCGCGCCCTGATTACTGGAGTGCGATTAACTATATAGAGTTAGATAAGCAGATATCTATATTCCATATCAACCAAATTTCGAACGGTCTTTTCCCTTCTACTATTATCAACTTCTACAATGGGCAAGCAACGCCTGAACAGAAGCAACAGATGATGTTAGACTGGGAAAATAAGATGAGTGGCGCACGTAATGCAGGAAAGGTTGTGATGTTCTTCAATGAACGTGATCAACCTAAGACTGAGATTACACCATTCCCTGTTAATGACGCAGATAAGCAGTATCAGTTAATGAATGATACGGCACAGCAAAAGATAATCACAGCACACCGTGTTACTACGCCACTTCTTTTCGGTATACGCGACACAGGCGGTGGATTTGGTAGCAACAAAGACGAAATGGCTACAGGTTTGGAGATATTCAACAAACAAGTAGTAGAACCTTATCAGGCTAAAATCAATAAGAGCATTACCGAACTATTGAGCAATCAAATGCCGGGTGTAAATCTTATGATTGTTCCTAACACGCCATTAATTACAGAGCAGGCAGCAGTAGCACCCGATGCAAGTGCAACAGGCAATGTTGCTGCTCCTGCATCTTTAGACGCTGAACAAATTAGTTCGATAGTGCAAGCTACATTGATGGCTTTTGAAAAAAAAAAAGATGATAGCACAGCAGGAGATGCATTGATTGCATTAGGTGAAGATTGGAAAGAAGAATGGATTTTGATTGATGCGTATAACGCTGATGAAGAAATTGAGCATGAGTTTGCGGTGCGCACGGGTGCGGCAAGACCAGCGGCAAAGAGTGAACAGGATGCCATTATCGATGGTAAGTACTTTATTACACGTTATGTGTATGCAGGTAGTTTTACCCATGATAATATGCGCCCATTCTGCAAGAAGATGGTGGAAGCGGGTAAGCTATATCGCAAAGAAGATATAGTTTCAATGGAGAATGTCGCAGTTAATCCCGGATGGGGGCCTGAAGGAGCGGCTACATATGACATTTGGTTTTACAAAGGCGGTGGTAATTGCCGTCACTTTTGGGAGAAGCGTGTATATGTAGATGCAAGTGGTGCAAAGATTAACCCTAATGACCCCGATGCTAAGAGAATAGCGGTTGCACTTGCTGAACGCATGGGTTATAAAGTGCGTAATAATGCACTTGTTGCAAAACTTCCTGAAGACATGCCACACAACGGCTTCCTTCCAACAAATCCTATTTACGGTAATCAATAATCACAACTATGCCTGAAGTACTATTAATATCCGAAAACTTTGTCAAGAAATACACCACCGTGAATGGTAGTGTTGACCCTAATCTTATCTATCCTGCCGTATATCTTGCACAGGACAAGTGGCTGCTTCCCTTTTTGGGAACTGATTTGTTGAATAAGATAAAAGCAGATGTCGCAGGGGGCACGATAAGCGGTAACTACGAAACACTACTTGAAGACTACATACAAAAGATGCTTCTATGGTGGGTAATGGTGGAGCTTATGCCTAACCTTAGCTACCGTATGGACAATGGAACGCTAGTGCAGCGTCAAAGCGAAGACACCGTAGCGGTAAGCGACCTTGTTATGAAGGATATGATAGACCGTGCAAGGCAAAATGCAGAACACTACACAACTTTGTTAGTCGATTACTTGTGTGCTAACTCAAGTTTATTCCCGGAATACTCAACAGCTACGTGGCCTGATAGATCACCACGCACAGATGTTACAAATACGCTGAACTATCAATTCAGTTCGGGCAATACATCCACATCATACCGTCCTACCTACTCACGTAATATCATCAATCGCATACCATGAGTGAAAAGAAGACACTGAAGCAAGACTATACAGAACGCTTGCGTAAATACGAGCGTGAATTGCAATTAAAACTTAGAGCAAATGGCAAGCAAGCAGAAACAACCAGTGACAAAAAATAGCCATTTAAAAAAGCTATTGTATAATGCCAAATTATTTGATGGCATTTGGTCTATTCCCCTTGCCTTCGCTTTGTTTACCGTAGCAGGTGCGATAAGTTACAGCTACTTTGGTGATGCTTTGATTAGCACAGAGTACATCCAGTACATCGTGCTTGCAGGTTTCATCATGGTGTTTGCAAACTTCGTGACTTTCTTAGGCATACGCTTTAACTTTAGCGCATTGCAAAAGGCGGTCTATGATAAAGAAATAAAGTACGAACTAAATACATATCTAACGACATGGCAAAAGGTTGTCTTATACCTGCTCTTATATGCATTTTACTTTGCAGCTTTTCTATTCGTATTGCGAACGCTAATGACGGTTATTGTGTAAGGTTCACGGCCTTATCATTCGTAGGCGTAAAGGAGAAAGGCGGTAACAATATGGCATTTACTGACCAATACTTGCAGTACATCATGAGCTTGCAAGGGTGGAAACCTACCTACCATTGGTGCAGTTTCTTTGTTGCTGCCATGCTGGATGAGTGTGGAATACCTCACAAGATTAGTGGATGGTCGCCTACTGCCTACAACAAGAATGATGTCATATATACAGACGGTAAATTCTATCAATCGTACAACCCGAATGATGTACTGGTAATGACTTTATCGTATAGCCATTTTAGAAAGAGTAACAGGTATAAGGCTATCGGTCACACCGGTATAGTTTACCGTATCAATCCGTATTCAGTACGCACCATTGAAGGCAATACCAATGATTCAGGTTCACGTGACGGGCGCAGTAGTGGTGGTGTATATGTCAAGATAAGACCATTGAATAAGAACATACACATAACAAGATGGAAAAAGGCATGAAGCGCATAGCACTTTATATAGGCAT